CAGCAGCTTCATCCAGGCTTTGTGAGGCAGCGTATCTATCACCTGCAATGTCGGCTTCTTTGTATTACGCCAAACGTTTTCCTTGCGCACGATTAGCCCACAGCCATCTGGAATGTCATTCTTCGCAACAAGGCCATCAGGCACGGCGAAGATAACAGCCGATGCGTACTTGAGATATTTATGCCACTTGCCGCTAGTTATGTCGCTCCTGAAATCCGAGACACTTACCTTGATTTCATAAATCACTGGCTTGAATTGCGCGTAGCTTTTTTCGAGCATAAATATATCTGGCCGGTCAGAACCAGATGGGCCTAACTGCATATCTTCCCAGACCATACGAACAGGGTTTGCTCTCAAGTTACAGGCCAAATCGTGCTGTAACTCGTCGTGCTCCCATTGCTTGCTCATTTGGAGTGCTCCCTATATTGTCCGGAATTTTTTTTAAAATTCATCGCGCACCTCTGTACGATGTAAACTTGGGGGGTATTTCGTCCCTAGCCTTCGACAGTTCGTGATATGTAGATGTGAGCCAGTTGTAAGCAAGTGAGCACATTCCAATCTTTCCGTTTTGCCGAAATCTAATTTTCTGCACATGAATGTCAACAGATTGACTTTGGTCGTCTGTAAAATCACGCCATACACAAAAACCATTATCAGCTTTGTTTCGCCAATGCGCCGAACCTGCGCAGTCGTACAGAGTGGGAACTGGATAATTCCCATCTTTGTCTTTGTATAGTTTCTGAGGGTGGACAACGATAAATACATGAACACCATACCGACGACCGAATTGGCGGATTCGTTTTAGTGATCTAGATATATAATCCGTTTCGTTTTCCCCTCGACTTCTGGCATGTTCTAGTTCATTCCATGGATCGATGACTAGGCCGCGAATACCTTTCTGATATACAAGCTCTGCTGTGCGCTCTAACACCATGTCAATTGACCATTCCGAGTCATCGTCAGGCAGTATCCAAAAAAATCTATCGCCGATCTCGTTAATTGCCTCATCCATTTCGTCGTGACTAATGCGAGGGTTAGGCCCTGAGTTGAACGGCTTCCCCGCCCATTTCTCAATGATCCGGCTCTGGTGGTCCTCAAGAGGCTGGTTTTCTGGCGAAAACATAGCAAACCGCCAACCATGGATTTTCGATAGGTTTACCGCCATTGCATCAATGAAGTTCGATTTTCCGCTGTTGGGTATTCCGGTCACAACCGTAAACTCTCCAGGTCGAGCCAAAAACAAATCATCAAGAGATTCCCACCCGCAGGAAACGCCTTTTTCAAATCCGTGCTCCCACAAGTGGTAAATTTTCGCAGCCGAATCTATTGCAGTGAAAACACCCTCAATAGGAAAAGGCTTTGCCCACTCAATGCAATTCTTTAAACCGTCAACGCGATACTCCTTCAAGACCTCGTTCGCATCTTTGCATCCGGAAGGCCACTCGACAGACAAACAAGAGCCACGCCCTAAGCGCCTAGAAAGCTCATCAGAGAGTTTTTTACCTGGGGCGTCACTATCTACAGCAATGATGTACTTTTTGCCTTGCAAGGCTTCCTGCGCAGCCTCAAGCCACGAAAACTTAGAGCTGTAATTATCTGCGTCCGGCGGTGGAGCACCGTCAGGAACAGAAACCGCGTTTTTAAACCCAGCCTCCCAAAGGGACAGCTTGTCGGCTTCACCCTCTACAAATATGATGGTTTCAGCATCAGCAATATCATCCATGCCATACAGAATCCGCTCTGCGCCAGTTTCAAGTCGGAAGTTCTTGCTGCCATCTCGCCACTTAGTATTTATATGCTCGCCGTTTCTGAAATACGGGAACGCTATCGCGTTTACAAAATCCTCTACTTGGGGCATGTAAACCGAGCCATAACCGATTTTACAATCAATCAAAGTTTGCTCTGATATACCTCGATCCATGAACCACTTGATCACCTTCGACGGCAAATCAGCTCTTGGAGCTGGTTTCGGCTTTTGATATTTCGGCTCCTGCCAATGTATGTATTTTGGTTTGTAATCTTTCTCACCCAATCCACCCGACCACGAGCAGTGATGACAAACCCATACACCTTTTTCAATATTGACTGATAGGCATTTGGCTTTTCGCTTCTTGCGTTTGCTGCTGCACTCAGGACACGTGGTATAAAACTCGCCGCTGGCCGTGGATGGGATATTTATCCCGTAGTCGCTGAATGATTTCATACGACCACCTTTTTCGCCCTTGGCACATCTGGAATAAACTCAAGCTCATCTTCCCACCTTTTGTTTTTTATCCAGCGCTCAAGATGCGGCAGTGATTCAGAAAACTTTCCGTTCCGCTTTAGGTTGAATCGGTTTGCTGATTGGCTGTGGAGTCGGTTTACTATTTCCACTGCTTTTGATTTAGTGGTGATGGCTTTCTTGAATTGGGTTTCGGCGTTTTGTTTTGAGCCGATGTTATTGCCGCACTTAGTGTATGCAGCCTTGGCTTCAGACCAGAAACACTCAAAGTCCGGTTTACCGGACAAATCAGTGTTTTTTTGTTTATTCAGTTCTTTCTTATAATCAGTACTTACTAGTGTCGGATTAGCCGTGTCCGGTGGAGCCGTATACGGCAAACACGTAAACGGTGCCACCGTATCCGGATTAGGCGTATACGGCTCATCATAGACAACGTAGTCGTAACCGTTTAATTTTCCTTTGTTTTCCCTGACTGGCTTGCGCTCGATATAGCCCGCATCAATAAGGTTGCTTATTCGCTTGTAGAACCAATCTCGCCCATGCTTACTGCTTTTTTGAAGTGCTTCGACTGACACTCTCCAGTGGGCCGGTTTGCTTAGCAAAGACACCAGCAAACCCACGTCCTCAAAGTCGAGATTTGTGTCTGCAAATATCGAATTATTGATCACTGTAAAGTTTGACTTAGGCTTGGAGCGTACTATTGCCATCAGCAGCCACCGAATTTTATCGTTGATTCTGTTTTCATAAATTTATATACTCCAGCTGTTAGTGTTTGTTCTTGATCATCGAACTATTCAATTAGCCCGCTCTGCAAAGCGGGTTTTTTATTGCCTGTTTTTCGCGTATTCATCCAGACGAACCTGGCAGCATGTCGTTTGAGTTCGCCATAGTCATTACTCATCATTCATGCAGTGGCATTTATCAGTTACTCTGCCGCAGTCTTCGCAGATACCGTCCACCATCCGTTCAATAAATAGCTCCCGGTCGATATCGCTAAACAGGTCTGACTTGATAGCTGTGTTGATCATCTGAAGCTGCTCGTTGATGTACTGGGTTAGTGCGTCTTTCATATCAGCCGTGAACCTTAATTTCGCCTGTCACGTTCTGCTCGTAGAGCACGAATACCGTATTTTCTTTCTTTGCCGTTTGCTTCGTGTGATTCGCCTCATCAATGGCCCCGCTGACGTCAAGCCCGGCTATATTTATCTTTGTTCTCGGATAGCCGTAAAACTCATCCAAAGCGTTTTTGATGACTTCAAGAACTTCGCTCTTTCCGCATCCGGTTCTTCCACTTACTGTGATTTCAATGAGATTTGTTTTCATTTATCGCCTCCGATAATCCGGTTTAATATCACTTGAGTTCGTCATACTCACTGCTCACTGTTGCCGAACGCCCGATCACAAAGCGCCTGAGCAGCTACAATGCCTGATCTCGACTCCGGTCTTTGCTGAATTAGTTTCATTGCGTGAGCGTCGATATAAGCTCGTTTGACTTCGTTGGGGATTAGCTTTAGTTGATCGAATGTGAGCATGTTAATCTCCATCAATTTGCGCAATTGCATCACTGTAATGTTTGGCACCAACACACAATCGGTTGAGCCGCTTACATTTTGGGATGTTTGATTCGCGCTGTGCTTTTGTTAAGACTGAAAATTCCCGCGCCTTTCGATTTAGCATTGCTAGCTCCGAATAGACGCCCATATCACAATTACCGCATGGGGTTTCTTTGTCCGGAATTGTCATGTGAACCTCTTTAAAAAAAGCCCCCGCTGCCGAGGGCGAGAAGAGAAGAAGAGGCGTTAAGGTCGAGTTAACCGCCTCTACTGACAAAGCCGCAATTAAGCGGCTTATGTAATTTTTATTTAGTTCAGCCATCGCCATAGCCAGAGCCATCGCCATAGCCATCGCCATCGCCATAGCCAGAGCCAGAGCCAGAGCCAGCGCCATAGCCATCGCCATCGCCATCGCCATAGCCATCGCCATCGCCATAGCCAGAGCCAGAGCCGATGTTTTTATCCAGCTTTGACATTTTCGGCACCCTCCAGGCTTTTTACTGCGACTTCGGAGCACGGGGTTATCTCTATCGCTTCAAGCCATTGCATCGGCACAGCTTCGACTATTTTGCTTTTATCTTGATTGATGCCGTGCAGTGCAACCGCGCTCAATGAGATTGACTCAGCCGCGTGCCAACGCCACATTCTGCGAGCGCTTTTCAAAATGACTTCGCTTCCTGATTTCTCCGACAAAAGACCGAACCACACGCCAGCCGAGTACGTTCTAACAATGACTTTTTGTCCTATCATCGCGTTTAGCCCGCAGCTATTTTTGTTGCCGACCATCTTTGATATTTCTTTAATTTGGTTTAGCGTTAAATCGCCGATATCCATTTTTATCCCTCGTGTTTTTGGTTTGGTTTCACCAGCAAAGCCGCTTGAGTGTGGATTAAGCGCTTTCGCCGTAAATGTCAGGCCGCAGCTCGTAACGGGTCACAGCACCCCCTGTAACCTTTTCTATTCGCAGGCAATATTTAGGGGACACCGGGCGCTTGCCGTTCATCCACTGGCTTACAAATGGCCCTGTAGCACCAATAGCCTCGGCCATAGCTGTCTGTGTTTTGAATAATTCCAAAGCTCTATCTATCGGTCGCACTGGTAAATCTCCTGTATGTGATGAATCCAATATTAAGCCGCGCTTTTGTTGCTGTCCAGTATTTTATTTTGCGGCTT